CATTATCGCCTTACATAAAGAAAAAGGCTAAAATTCAAATACTTTACTAATATGTTTAATTTATTTAAAAAAACAGAAAAAAAGTCCGCACAAGGTTATTGCAATCAAGAAATTGACACTAAATTCGACTATCAATCAAGATATTCTGAAGCGATAAGGTTCTTTGTAAGTGCTTATTATGAAGTTGCACCAGTTGGAATTGCAGTTGATATGATAGCTCAAGAAGTGGCTCACTTATCAATTACTGCTCAAGATTCAACAGGGGAATTTAATAATAATGTTGAGATACTTAAAAAGATTAAAGCTCCGAATAAAGACCAGAGCCTAAGAAGTTTTATTGATGAGATAATGGTTCATTATGTATTGCTGGGCAATGTTTTTATTGATTTTAATAAAGTCGGTAGTAGCTATGAAATGCTGGTTCTGTGTCAACAAAATATTACTCGTGCAGGGTTGCAACCTAACGGGAAGGCTACAACTATTATTTACAGTGGCAGTAATGACAATCTTTTGTATCGTGAATATAATTACAATTCTGAAACTAATTTATATCAAACTAAGCAAGGCAATATTTTACTTCATCTAAAAAATAATAACATAACTACTATTGATAAACAAATGGGAGTTTCTTTTTTAATGAAGGGACAGTTAGAAATATCACAATATAAAAGTTTATCTGAATATAATAATGGACTTATCAAAAACCAATGCAGACCATCGCTAGGCTTCTTTTTTGAAGTTGATAATATGAGTGATTCACAAATAGATGACATTAAAGAGACAATGAAATCGATATCTGGCTCAACTAAAGTCGGCAAGCCTTTTGCAATGATTGCAAAAGCTAGAGTGGAAAAATTTAGCGAATCAACTAAGGATATGGATTTTGATAATCTTAAAAAAAGCACAAAAAATATTATATCTCAATGCTTAAAAATACCGTTGCCGTTGCTTAACGATGCTACCATGACTTACTCTAATTATTCAACAGCACAATATGCTTTTTTTGATAATTGTGTCTTGCCTTTTGCTCAAGTTATTATTGACTTTTTTAATGAAAAAATATTGCCGTTGCTAGGTGAAAGCAAATACAAGTTAGCTATTGATAAAACTACAATCGGAGCATTGGAAGAAAGAAAATTAGCAACAGTTAAAAGCCATGCTGAGGCTGGTGTATTTACTATTAATGAAATAAGGGCTATTGCAGGCAAAGAAGCAGTTGAGAATGGAGATATTATTTATCAACCTCAAAATCTTGTCCCTGTTGGCACTGATAGATATACTCAAGACAATAGAGAAACTCCCAGCGAAAAAGCTTTTTTTATTGCACTGATGAAAGAGCAAGGCTATAACGATAACGAAATAAAAGAATTAGCTAAAAAATATTTCTAATGAATGAGATAAACAAGAAAAAGATATTGCTAGAAGCTAAAGTTAATAAATCAATTTATAAAGTTTTAGCCAATCAAACTAAAGATGCCGTTAATCTTTTTGCTGTTGATAAACTTGATGCTGATAATATTGCTAATAATTATATCCCTGAGATGCTTAAAGTAGTTAGAGATGCAATGCGATTATCTATTGCAACCTTTGGCTACTCTTTAAGACAAGATATTGCCAAGGAGTTTAAAGTTGAATTTAAAAGCGAGATAGATAATAGCAATTTTAATGATATTAACAAGCAATTGAGTTTTGATTTTAGTGTTTTCATTGCCAACCAAAGCGAACAGCAAGTAAAACTAATCACTGAAACCTCCGCTAAAGATATTGAAAGAACCGTTGCGACACAAACTACAATTAAAATGAATGAGGTTAATGATTTAATTAGAGAGCAAAACGAATTAAGACTTATTAACACTCCGCAGGCTAAAAAAAGAATTGCAAATATTGAATTGATTGTTAGAAATGCAAAAAGAGATGTTGAGAAGAATATTAAAACTAACTTGTTGGCAACCAACAAATCAAGAGCAAAACTTATCGGAGAGCAAATTGTGGGTATTTCTGAAGCTTATTCAAGAAATAGGGAGGCTCAAGTTTTAAATAACAATATACAAACTAGTAAAGGAGTTTTAACACTTACTAAAAATTGGGTATCTATTCTTGATAGTAAAACAAGAGACGGACATGTTAATGCGGACGGGCAGTCTGTAGGGGTTGATGATAACTTTACTGTAAATGGGGAGTCCCTAAAATATCCCAGAGACCCTGCGGGAAGTGCTGGAAACACTATAAGGTGCAGGTGTGTTGCAATATATGTTAAAAAATATTCTTGACAAGATTTTCATTTATACTAAACAATTAATTTAACTTTTTATGCCAATAGCTCCAGAATCAGCTCAAAACAATGCAAAAAGAGGCTTAGAACTTCGCCAAAAATGGGGAAGGGGCGGAACTATGGTAGGAGTCGCTAGAGCAAGAGATTTATCAAATGGTGCTGATTTAAGTATTAGCACCATTAAAAGAATGGCGAGTTTTAATCGACATCGGCAGAATTACCAGCCCGATAAAAAAGAGAGCGACGGCGGACCCACTGCCGGAACTATTGCTTGGTTATTATGGGGTGGAACCGCTGGTATTGATTGGGCTTTAAGAATTAGTAATGAAAATAAAAGCGAAATGAAAAACAAAAATTTAAGTTTTGAGTGTAAATTTGAGATTAAAGGCGATGATGATGATTGTTATCATCTTAAAGGCTATGGCTCAACCTTTAACAATGTTGACAGAGTTAATGATGTAGTGGAGAAAGGAGCTTTTAAAAAGTCTCTTAAAAAAAGAATACCTAAACTTTTATTCGGACATGAATCTAGGGATGTGCCAGTAGGAATTATTGATTCAATAAAAGAAGATGATGACGGACTTATATTTGAAGCTAGAATGCCTAAAAATGATGCTTTCGTTAGAGATAGAATAATGCCACAAATTAAAATCGGCTCTCTTAATTCTTTTTCTATTGGATATACAATTGATGTATCTGAAATTGATAACAAAACAGGAATTAGAAAATTAAAAGAAATATCATTATATGAAATATCAATCGTGACCTTTCCTGCAAATGAGAAGGCAACTTTACAAGCTTTTAAAAACATTGAGGAGACTGTTGAGCCTGAAGAAGTTATTGAATCTGAGAATGCCACTGAATCTGAGAATGCTACTGATGAAGCTAAACTAAAAAAAGATTGCATTGATAATATTGATTCAATTAGAACTTTTGAAAAAGCAATCGCTACTAAGTTTAGTAATCAAGATGCTAAGATGATGGTTGCCAAAGCCAAAGAGATTTTTCAACGGGATGTTGAAGTAAAAACCCAGCGGGAAGCTGAATTAATGTGTGAGTTGTCTTTGCAGGCTTCTCTTTTACAAATCAAAAATATTTAATAAATATGAATGAATTACTAATTAAAAGCGTTCAAGAAGTAAATGAAGCCGTAACAGCTCTTCGTTTATCAAATGAAAAAAAAGACGGTGAAAGCAAGCAAACCGTCGAAAAAATACAAACTGCTCTTGATGCTTACGAGGTAAAAAATCAAGAACTAGTTAAAACTCTTCAAGAAAAAACCAATCAAATCAAAGATATTGAAGAAAAACTAATTTCTTTAACTTCTGCTAGCAATTACAGCTCTCAAAATCCTAAACTTCAACAAGAAGTTAAGGCTTATGAAGACTTTTTAGCTAAAGGATTTGTTGAAACTGAAAAAAAATATCTAAGAACTGATAGTGCTATTAGTGGCGGTGTTTTTGTTCCTGAAGTTCAAGTTGCAGGAATAATTAAAAATATTACTGAAATTAGCAATCTTCGTCCATTTGCCAAGCTAAGAACTATGAGTGCTAAAACAGAATCAATGCTTGTTAGAACTGGTAGTGTTGTTGCTTATATGACTGGTGAAGGTCAATCTTCTATTGATACTCAACCTGCTTATGGCGATTTAAGACTTGAAGCAAAAAAAATGACTGCTCAGGGTTCTATTTCTTACGAACTTTTGCAAGATTCTTCTACTGATCTTGTTAATGAAATGATACTTGAGGTTGCAGAACAGTTTGCTTATCTTGAAGGTGCTCAATTTGTTAATGGTTCTGGTGCTGGTAATAACATGCCCGGATTTATGCAAAATCCTGACATTGGTTTTATCAATTCTGGAGATGCAAGTTTAATTACTTTTGATTCACTAATTAAAATAACTGGCGAAATCAAAACTGGCTATAATCCAATTTATGCTTTCAACAGAAAAACTCTTGCGGCGCTAAGATTATTAAAACAAGACGGCCGTTATATCTGGGAATCTGGCAACTTAGGTGTTGATGTTCCATCAAATATTAATGGAGTCTCTTATGCTTTATTGCCTGATATGCCTGATATTGGAGCTGGAACTTTTCCAATCATTTTTGGAGACTTTAAAAACTTTCTGATTGGTGATAGAAAAGCCTTAACCGTTGTAAGGGATGAAACTACTTTAGCTGATTTAGGGCTTGTAAAATATATTTTCCATCGTCGTGTTGGATGTGTAGTTGAAAAACCTGAGTCTTTCAAAAAAATTAAAATCTCTGCTTAATCTTTAACTTTTAAAATAAAATGGCTTCTTACGACCAAAAAACATCATTAAAAGCATTAAAAGCATTAAATATTGCTTCTATTGCTACAAATACTACTACTGCAGGTTCTTCAATTGATACTAAAGGCTTTGAGTCTTTAACTCTTTTTTTCGAGCTTGGAGCTAGAACTGACGGAACTTTCTTGCCTTTAGTTCAAGATTCTGACGATAACTCAACTTTTGTTGATGTTGTCGACACTTTCTTAATCGGAACTGAAGCTGAGGCTTCACTAAGCACTGCTAATACAGTAAAAAGTATTGGCTATGTTGGTAAAAAAAGATATGTGAAAGCATCAATAGTTTCATCCGCCGTCACAAGCGGTGCAACTGCATCTGCAACTGCAATTCTTGCGAACGCGGCTAAAAGACCTGTCGCTTAATTTATTGGGGGGTTTAAAAGCCCCTCTTTAATTTGAATTAAAATAATATGTTGATTAAAGTTTTAAAAAATACATTAGCTTCTGCCAATAACTCTGGAACTAGCTTAAAAGAATACCAAGCTGGAGAAATATATGATATATATGAAGAGCTAGCAGAAACATTTATTCGTGAAAATTGGGGCGAATATGCTAAAGAAATAGAAATACAAACTCAGGAAGAAAATATTAATCTTGAAACTCAAGATTTAAAAATTACAAAGAAAAAAAATAAGAAATGGAATATATTTTAATTACTCCTGCACCAATTGAGCCTTTAACTCTAGATGAAGTAAAACAAAAACTCCGCTTAATTGGCAATAATGATTTTGACACTGAGCTTACTAGATTAATAGCTACTGCAAGGGAAGTATGTGAGAATATTACTGGAAGGGATTTAATAACAAAAACTTATAAACTATATATTGATTGTTTTTCTAATGAAATTGAAATAAGAAAAAGCAAATTACAATCGATAATTTCTGTTAAATATTATTATAACGAAGTAATCAATACACTCGCAAATACTGAATATTACTATACAAAATCAAGCGATTATTCTAAGATTATTTTCAAGAATAACATTAATCACGATGATATAAAACAAGCTATTGAAATAGAATTTACTGCCGGCTATGGAACCACTGCAAGCACAATACCTTCTGGACTTAAAGAGGCGATGCTTAATTATATTGATTTATTATTTAATAATTGCACTAACAATGGAGCTGAGGCTAATTTATTTTCTCAATATATGATTGGCAAAAAACTATTCTTTACAATATGAAATGTTTATCAATTAAGAAAAACATTAAAAAAATATGCACCGCTGATTTTGATAAAAAGATTATTATTCAAAAATACGGTATTGTAGGTAATAGCTCGCCTTATTCTGATACTTCACAAAACTATCAAACTCTTGCGACTGTATTTGCAATGATTAAAACAAATGCTACTGGCGATTTTGTCAATAATGTAAATGTCGGTAATAGTATAACAATTGATTTTTATATTAGGCACAATTCATTAATTGATATTTCTCAACAGTTATTTGTTTTATTTGAAAATAAAAGATATAAAATTGAGCTGGTAGAAGATATTGATAAAGAAAATAAGACCATTAGACTGAGAGCAAAGGAATTAGGATTGTCAACATTGGGAGCTAATAATATATAATGATTAAAATGACCGTTGCATCAAAATTATTATTACAAAGAAATAGGAGCTTGCCGTTTGAAATAACTAATGCTTTTAGAAAAACGGCTTATCAAGCAGGTAAAACATTGCTTAGTTGGATAAAACAAGATATGAAGAAACCCAAAACTGGTAGAGTTTATAAAAGCTACTTCGGAGTAAAAGGTAAATATAAACAGGCTAGATTTATTAGAGCATCCGCTCCGAGTGAAACTCCTGCCGTTAGAACTGGCAATTTTAGAAAATCAATTGATTTTACTGTTATTGGTAATACAAAATTAGAATGGGGAAGTGGCAAAGGAACTGCGACTAATTATGCGAAAGCTCTTGAGTTTGGAACTAAAAAAATGCAACCGAGGCAACCACTGCAAAGATCAATGAAAGCAAATGATGGAGCTATAAAAGCAATGTCAATTGCTAATATTAAAAAAACAATTTTTAAGAATGCTAGGTAATGTAATTGCTAATAGGTTGAGACAAGTTTTAAGTAATTTTACTAATGATTTTACTGATGTAATTGCAATAACTCAACTTACTAAAAACAATAATTTAATTACTGCTGATGCAACTAGCCACGGCTTAACTACTGGCGATTATATCGCTATTAAAGGAGCTAAAAGAAGAATAAATATTGAATCAATTATTGTTAATAACGGAGTTGCCACTATAACACTAGCAGAAAATAGTAATTTATTTATTGAGGTGAATTCAACTGTTGAGATATTGGGTTGCTCTGTTGCTGGCTATAACGGCATCAAAACAATTATTGCATATCCAACATTTAAAAGCATTTCTTTTAATTCTGATAATCTCGGCAATGCTAATGATGGATATATACTAGTTAATGATAATATCTTTTTTAATGGTTATAAACAAATAACTAAAATTAATGATAATCAATTTAGTTATCCTGTTGAAAATACTATTGCTAATAGCACCGCCCTTGGCAATATTACATTAAATAAATTTGCAAGAATACAGCACGCAGGTTCTAGCGAAAGAGCTAATGAATACTACAAAAATGATGCGACTAAGAAGTGGCTATTTGTTATTTTAGGCGATGAAAGAGTAGAAGAGAACGGTGCAGGAAT